TGAAGAGCTTCTTGCTTATCTGTTAAACTACCATTTTGGAAAACTTCCTGAAAATAATTAGTCTGCTGTTGATACATTATCTCATTAAGAGCTTTTTCTTGGACATTTTCCGGTAAATTAGAAGTTTGTATTATTAATTTAGCTCCTCCATAATCTTTATCTCTAAGAGCTTTATCTTTTTCAATAAGAGTGTGAGTTATATCCGCCGTTTTCTGCTGTTCTACCGCTTGAATTTGATCTCGGGCGAAATCAGCGTATATATTCTGTGTTTGCTCAATTAAAAATTTCCGTTTTAACTCTTCATCCTGAATAGTATCAGCTAATTTTTGTACTGTTTGAAGTCTTTTTGTTTTTCTCCATTCAGGATAAACTCGATAAGCAGGGATTTTACCATCGGGTGTATGTATATCTTGGGTTAATTTAATAAAGTCGGGGTCATTACTGTCTTGAGGAGTATAAAAATCCTGTACCCCCTTGGTAGTAATAAAAGAAACATCTTGTTTATGTGCTTCTAATGTCGCATCTTGCCATTGTTTTCGGGCTTCTCTTTTCTGGAAATACTCCGCCCCTTTAACTAAAACTTTTGCTAACTGCCCTGCCGTTTTTGATCCGGATTGGGCTACCACAAAAGGATTAGTATAAGATAATTCTTGTGGGCGATTATAATGTATTGATGGAAGTTTCAGCATAGTATAAAATTCACCTGTATTTTATGGTGTTCCACATGGAACACCTTTTTATTACTAACCATAGTACCGTATAGCAGTTGTGGCTGTATTAGAAGCTGCACCAAACACATTAGATAGAGCTTGATTATAGGCTAATGACCCTTCAGTGCTTATTTTAGCAACTTTAGTTGCTCCTACTTGTTTCAACCAATCCATCTCTTCATCATTTACTTTAGATAGGGCATTTAAATACAAGTCTACAGATGAGCCTGAAAGCCCTGAAGCAGCTGCTTTCGCTCTTGCTAATGCCTCTTGCCGAGCTTGTTCAGCCGCTAAACGTTTTTCCTGTTCCACATTAGATTTTGTTTGTGCAGTTACAGCGGCCGCTACTGCTTTTTCCGTTTTCTTTGCGGTATGTATACTATTAACTGTTTGGAATATCCCTAATCCTACTGCTACAGCTTCTAATACGGGTATTGCTACTGTTCCCATATCAATTTCCTCCTATCCTACTCCAATCTATACTATAACCGATATAATCGTGCTTTTTATTTACTATTCGTTTCATACGATATTCTTCTGTAAATTTTAAAAACTCTGCCCATCTTTGTAACTCCGGCTCACGCTCATCCACCATCATGTATGTTTTATACACATCATAATAAGCATTGAATATAGTCAGAGCTTTTTTAATTTCTTTAACAAAAAATACAGGGTATTTCTGTATTCGGGGAGTTACTATTAATCCTACCCCGGAAATATGTGGTAACATTTCCCATGCTCCCATCACTGCTATAACTTTTTTCTTTTCACAAAAAGATATAGACTTAGCTCGGGCAGCGAGTGGAATAAGACTGTATCGTAATATATAGTCTAAATCAACGTAATCTTCTAAGTCATCTAAATCCGATAATTTAAATTCTCGAACTGTTAATTTTTTCATATTTGAACTATCTCTCCGAATAATCCTAATATTTCCGTAGGTAAAGGTAAATCTTGCTGTATAAAAACTCGGCCTTCCTCGTCCCACCCTAAGTTTGCGACTTTAACATTTTTGGTCTGAGGAGCTTCCATAAGCCCCATGGCAGTTGAAGAATGTCGAGTTGGGGGTCGGCTACCATTAATAAGGGGCATATACGATGCGTTAATCCTAACGTATAATGAAACCCATTTTTTCCGTAATGGACGAACTGTTCCAATAGAAGGGATATCCGCCGCCGTAGGCATAGTTAGTATACTTGAAGTAATAGGTATTCCTATTTGACAGTATGTGCCTTTATCATTGGTGGTAAACTCTCCTGTTGTTGCATCCGGGGTTACTTTATCTTGCGGAACTCCATCTACTAAAACTTGGCATTCTACCCCTTTAAGAGAAGAAACTGTAAACGTATCTGTCTCAGTTGCAGAAGTTATTGTCTCATAACTATCTAATTTAGTAGTATCATATTGAAAATTTATTTTTTCTAATCGTAACCCTGTTCCTATCCCCCGATCAACGAGCGCCCATAATTCAGAAGTTCCATAATTTAATACAGAAGCTATATCGATGAAATTACAAGTTCCCTCTACTGTTTTACGAAAAAATCCTGTTATTTTACTCTTAGAATCGTACAAAGCTCCAATTAAATCTTTATTTTCTGTTACTGCAAAAAATAAGTGTAGAGGATTTTTAGCATTCACTATACGCAGAAATCGGTCATTAGAAGTTAAATGCTCCGCTCCAAAAGTTATATTCCGAGCAACCCAAGACTCTTGTTGCCATTCATAATTTATACTGTATATTTTTCGGCCATCACTTGAGATAAATAAAACTTCATTATCCACTATTAATGACTGATGAATGGTCGATCCGTTTGTTGTTTGGATTTTTACCTGTATATCCCCTGGGATTATAACTCCGCCTTCACTGGTTACTCGGTACTCCGCCTCTTCTGTACCTATGATAAAATCTTTGGTACCTTGCAACCATCTAATTTTACCAGTTTTTGCAATTATAAAAGAGACAGCATCATCTGCTAAATCCCCCATCGTAAAATTATCATAGTTTGCTTTATCACTATCCCCAGTTACCGGTTTTGACCCCCATATCTGGGTAGGTTGGTTAAGTGTACTTGCATAATATAATCTTCCTGCATAAAATTCTACAGTGGACGGGTAATTCCCTATTCCCCATTCAGAAGGCATATTAGTGAAAAAAACATTACTGAGACTCCAATTTGTAGTAGTTTTATTATATACTAATTTCGAAGGAATCGTAGTAGGGGAAACTATATACATAACAGAATCTTGGGAGGGAGAGGCTACTTGCATATTTTTCAATTCCTCTTCGTCCCACGCCCCATCATGATATTCACTATATTCAAGTTCGCCCGATAAAGAATATATATACAAATAACTGGGGGTAATAACTACGATACGACGATTATCTGCGGATATATAAAATGGGAATATACGCCCATATGATTCAGGTATACTACCTAAATATTTAAATCCCGGAAAAGTACAAGCAGACCCCTGGATTCGAGGATAGAAATTCTCCATAAGAGATACACCATAACGGCGCCCTTCTAAATCTTCTCTCATCTCTAAACGTGGAGATAATTCCCCTGATGTGAAACCATGTTGAATATAGTTATATTTCATAATTAAACTACCATAAAAGAAGGGGTTCCATGTGGAACACCTTAATAAGAATTATACCGAACTCCTATTAAACTTCCTCGTTTCATCGGAGTTACTTTACTCTGCATTCCATCTATCCCACCGCTTTCGTCCATATACCTTATAGCTAATGCTTCCATAGCTTTTTGAATATCAGCACTACTTGTTAATGGAAGAGCCAGCAAACTCGCTAACTTGTAAGCAAGTGCGAAAATAAACCCAGAGGAAAATAACTCTGAATCTTGTTCATTTCGAGTATACCGTAAATAAACAGTTGAAGAATTTGTATATAAATACTTCTGCTGTTTCAGATAATCCAAATTATTAGATAATGCGGCGGTAGCTGAAACTGAACGAACCACCAAACAATCTGAAGGTAATAAAAATTGGGCAGAGTAACCAAAATCAGGGGCATCAGATAGAGATGTTAACTTTCTCATCGCCGAGGCAAAAGTCCAATCTCTTTCTTCCAGACAATATAGACGACTAATATCATAGTTAGCCCTACATAATTCTGCCTCTATAGAAGCGTCCTCATCTACATTTGTTAGTAAATTTCCGCCTAAAAAACTTACCGCCATGTTACAAATATCTGTTTTATTCATGTTTCAGCTACCATTAATGGGTTTATATTTCCTCGTCCTCGTCCTCATCTATTTCCGGCATAAGGGCAGAAGTAATTACTCCCGCTTTTAGCAGTTTTTTCTCCGTGAACTCGGAAACAATGGAGGGGTGAACATCGAATTTCTTGGCGACTTCTGCTACTGAAGCTCCTGCGGCCAAATCTTTTGCTACCTGAAGCTGCTCGTTACGATTTAAACCATACTTCATACATTACTCTCCTTTACGTTTTTAAGGTGTTCCATGTGGAACACCTTAATAGATTAGATGGAATCCAGCAATTTCACATGAACGATATGCTCATCATGTTTTCTTACTGCGCCGGCGGTATACTGGGCAAAAATCTGTATCATATAGGCCTTGCTCGGGTCTTCTCCGATACGAGTAAATACATCCTGATTAATCGCCAGTCCAATAGCTTCTGAAGAATAAGCCAAACATGAAATCTGACCAGCGGCGGGAGAAAGAAGGCGGTTACTCATAATCCATGTAAACCCCATCCAGTTAGGCACGATTCCAGTATTATACAATTTCTGTAATGCCTGAGCCTGAACATAATCCGCAGAAGTCTGCTGAGTAATCTGCATCAGCTTCCGAACCTGAGTTGGCCCGATGATGAAAAATTTGGGCACATCAAGATCAATATCATTGGACATGAATTTTTCCTGTACAGCAGTTACCAAGTCAAAACTGATTGCGGACGAACCGTCCCCAACTACCTGACCGGAAGGAAAAGTAACAGCATTTCCATCCCCGTCAAGGGCGTCTCCAGTGGCGGCGGCTATGATCAAATCATCCCAAGAACGATTCATCGCCATGGCTTGGTTACGGGCATATTCAGAAGTAGGATCAACAATCATCTGCACTTTGTCTTCCTGCTCGACTGTCATAATATGAATATATGTTTTCGGAATTGAAACTCTCCGACTCCATGTATCATCTACATAAAAACTGGAGCTATCCTGCCTTCTCCCTGTTTTCTGGAGGGCAGAAGTGGCTGCCAATCTGTCCCAATTATATGCTTCCCCATTTGTGTTTACAGTAGTTACTGTTCTGCGAAGTTTGGTTTCCCCTTGCTGAGCCAAGTGGGTAACCAAATTCTTGTACTCCTCAATAAATGCTTTGTCGATTGTAATTGCCATTTGTGTAAAAACTCCTTTTCAATGTAATAGTTAAAAATTCAGCTACCCATTATCGGACTGATGTATAATAATAGAGACCATACGGCTACCTCTATAATCCTAAACCTGCAGGTTTGTTTCCCTCCCCCGGCATAGATAGTAAAGTAAGTTCCCTCATATATTTTCGAGCAGACTCATGCCCGGGGTCATTTTTATTCCAGTAAGGATGTTTTTTATTATTCAGAATTTCTGATATTTTCAATTTAGCTTCCTGCGGCGTCATTACTGTATTATCTGAGTTATCACTTAAAAAATCTTGTTTACTACCAAGGGTTTTGGTAGCTAATGAATGAAGCCATTGAACTGTCTCTGCCGGCAGTACCTGTTGTGCTAAAGCCTGTTTTATTGAATCGGGAGCGTCTACCTTATCCAGAAAATTTTTTACTATAGTTGCGTTCTGCTCAAAAGCGGCGCCCCAACTACTGTTCAATTTTTCTCGTTCTTGCTGAAGTAGTTCTTTTTGTTGTTCAGTTACTTGTAAATTCTGCTGAGTAATAGCCTTTACAATCTGCTCATATTGTTTGGTAGTCAATCCAGCTTTATGAGCTACCTCTTTAAATACTTCAGCTTGGCTCATGTCAAGATTCTCTATCGGATTTCCATTAGAATCCTTGATTTCCGGAATTTTATATTCATCAGGTTTTTCTGGCATACCCAAACGCTGATACAATTCTTTTAATGATTCAGGGTCTTCCGGATTAGGAGCGGGCATTAGATCAGGAACCTTCTCTTTTAACTTGGTCTTAAAATTCGCCCAATCTTCTTCTCCTGCATCTTGGCTGGGAATACGTATAGATTGCCCGATATGAGAACGCATATTTTTGACCCAGTTAAAAAAGTCATCAGGTGTCTCTGCATTCTGTACTTCTTCCCAAGTACGGATATCCTCCGGTAATGTCTGTACCCATTCTTTAGCCCCATTATTTTCTGCCATTTTCTCTCCTCTCCCACTTGTGTTGGACATTATGTAGAAATTGGATAATATCTCTATGACCCTCGTTAAAAGCAGTCAAGTACATATTATCCGGTTCAAAACTGATTTTATTATAAAATAGTTCGTCCAAGATTCTTAAAAATTCCTCTCCTTCTGGAGTTTTTAAAACCTTGTTTAACTTATTTAAATATTCAATTTTTAATTCCATATATTTAACTACCATATAGGAAGGGGTTCCATGTGGAACACCTTACTCTTTAAAATTAGCATTTCTTAATTCTTGAATACCTTTTCCCATTTGTTGAGCAGCTTCTCCGGCTGCCTGCTTTTGAGCTATTTCTTCCATCATCTGTTGCTGTTGCGCTCTTTGCTGACGAACACTCTGCACTTGTTCTTGTGCTTTAATTAATTGAGAAGGAACTCCACCTTTCCTCCCTAAATATCTCACTGCCTCATCAATCTCTACAACATCCACAACTTCAGGATATATAGGCGCTATCTGTCCTGTGATAGATAACCAACGTTCTACCGCCGAGGCATCTTCCGCTTTTTGTGCTTTTATCATAGACCCTTCATACTGTATATCCAATGCTGTTCCCCTTTCCTGAATTTCCGCAGGTAATGGAGGAAACTGTTTATAGCGGTAATTAATCAAGAAATGCCGAGTAACCAACGGGTCTAACAAATTCCGTTGTAGCCTACCAAAAGTCGGCCCGAGAAGTCTTTGCATTAGCTGGATTCGGGCGTACACTTCCGTCGCAGTCATGGCGGGGGATTCTTTAAGTTGGAGCTCTTTGACATAGTAAATAGCTTCAATAGATTCTTTCAGTTCTCTTTTTTGTAATGCAGAAACATCGAATCGAGCAGTTGATTCAAACGGCCTAATAGATTTCTCCACATCTTGAACAACTATTACCCCGCCCGAGGATAAATCTATATCCCCAAAAACGCCTCTCTTAGTAGTCATTATAGTCGGATCAACTACCTTCTCACCTGCTACCAGAACCAATTTGACCAGTTGGTTTAAAGTAAGCACGTCCCAGATAGCTACCATGGAGGGGGAGTATCCCCATACAGTTCCGGGAACTCGTCTCCATGTGGAGATAAATACCGGTTGCTCATGAAAACCAATATTTTCCCCAATAGTTTCTCCAGTATTAGTGAATATATACTGACCTTGGTATAACCTATTCTTTGGGGCGTATGATTTGTAAGGAGAATAATCATCCTCTACTTGCTGTTTATAGATATGAAATATAATCCGGTATTTATTCCCCAGATTACCAGACTCAATATCTTTTTTAATCACTTCCGGAGCAGATTCTCCGAATTTATCATATATTTCTAATGCCGACCATAACAACTCTCGATAAAAATGTACCAATTCTCCTGACACATTCAAATCAAAAAAGCACTCATTGATCGGAATAGTTTTGTATTCGATACGATTTAAACTACCATCAGGGTTCTCGACTTCACTGCTCATTATACAAGCAGTACCAAAGGAAGTCAAATCCAGATAAAACTCATTAATCTCCAGATCGAAATTCGATTCTTGTAGAGAACGAATATTTATACTGTTTACTTCATCTAACCAAACCTGCGCCCCCTTTGATTTTTTCATATCCGAATC